GGTATTACAACAAAAGACGTAAAAGTCAAATTAAATAGTAATGTTTTAGATGTAAAGACATTTAATCATTATATTGAATTATACAATGACCAAGATAAAATAAGTGAAGCACCCAATGAGCGTTGGAGTTATAGTGTATGTTTAAGCGAAGAATTCAAACAAGTGTCTTTTGTAAATGGTATTTTTACAGGAAAAGGCGGTAAACACGTTGATTATATAACTCAACAAATCATTAAGAAATTAATTGCGTATATTGAAAAAAAGAAAAAAATAGAAATCAAACCTTCTATTTTAAAAGAACAAATGTATATATTTTTGAATTGTACGATCGTAAATCCATCGTTCGATAGTCAAACCAAAGATTATTTAAACACACCACCTTCTAAGTTTGGTTCGTCGTGTGTAGTAAGTGATAAATTTATAGAAAAATTGGCAAAACTCGGGATTATGGAACAATCGTGCGAATTGAGCAAAATCAAAGAAAAAAATAATTCCAAAAAAACCGATGGTAATAAACAAAAAAATATTCGCGGAATACCTAAATTAGTAGACGCCAATTATGCCGGAACCAAAGACTCCAAATTGTGTACATTGATTTTATGTGAAGGGGATTCGGCAAAAGCGGGTATTTTGTCTGGATTAAGTCCGAATGATAGAAACATATATGGTGTGTATCCAATGAAAGGGAAGTTGTTGAATGTCCGCGGTGAAGCTACTAAAAAAATCAATGAAAATAAAGAAATCATAGAAATAAAAAAGATTATGGGGCTTGAATCCAATAAAAAATATAAAAATACAGATGAATTAAGATACAACAAAATTCTGTTTATGACCGACCAAGATTTAGATGGTAGTCATATCAAAGGGTTGTGTATTAATTTATTCGAATGTTTGTGGTCGTCTTTATTGGATATTAGCGGGTTTCTAGGGTTTATGAATACACCCATTTTAAAAGCATCCAAAGGAACCCATAAAAAACAATTTTACAACGAACAAGAATATGAATTATGGAAAAAAGAAAATAACGAAGGCAAAGGATGGGCGATTAAATATTACAAAGGATTGGGTACTAGTACCAGCAAAGAATTCAAAGAATATTTCAAAGACAAAAAAACAATGGATATTTTATTGGGAGAACAAGATACAGAAAAAATAGATATGGTATTCAACAAAAAAAAATCAGAACATCGAAAAGAATGGTTGTCGACTTACAATCGCGATGGCGTGTTAGATACCAACCAATTACAAATTAGTGTATGCGATTTTGTAGACAAAGAAATGATACACTTTTCAAAATACGATTGCGACCGGTCTATACCAAATTTAATGGATGGTTTAAAAGTATCACAACGTAAAATTTTATATAGTGCGTTCAAGAAAAACTTGGTCAGTGAAATTAAAGTAGCGCAATTCAGTGGATATGTATCTGAACATTCAGGATATCATCACGGAGAAAGTAGTCTCAATGGTGCGATTGTAAATATGGCTCAAACTTTTGTGGGGTCTAACAATATCAATGTTTTAATGCCAAATGGACAGTTTGGTACTCGTCTACAAGGTGGTAAAGATAGTGCGTCAGAGAGGTACATTTTTACCCAATTAAATAAAATCACCAGAATGATCTTTAAAAAAGAAGATGATGTTATTTTAAATTATTTGAACGACGATGGAACTCCGGTAGAACCCGTATTTTACGCACCTATTTTACCTATGATTTTAGTAAATGGAACAAAAGGGATTGGTACAGGTTTTAGCACAGACATTCCGTGTTTTAATCCAAAAGAACTGATTGACTATATTTTAAAAAAATTGGAAGACCCGAATCATATTCGCGATTTTATTCCATATTATAAACACTTTACTGGGACAATAGAAAAAGAAGACAGCCGTCGTTTTATTACAAAAGGAAAATATAGCATACAAAATAAGACCATTATTATTACCGAACTTCCAATCGGCGTTTGGAACGAAGATTATATTACGCATTTGGAAAAATGTATTGTCGATAATAAACTAAAAGATTATAGCGACCAATCGACGGACTCGGTCATTTATTTCAAATTAACTCTAAAAGAAAATATGGACGAAGAGGCTATCTTAAAAACATTTAAGTTGACAACCACGTTGTCGATTAACAATATGAATTTGTTTGACCCTTTTGATAAGTTAGTTCATTATAATGAAGTACACGAAATTTGTGATGACTTTATCCAAGTAAGATTGGGCTATTATGAAAAGAGGAAATTATATTTGGTTAAAATGCTAAGCGAAGAAATGAATATTTTAAGTAATAAATGTAAATACATCAATGAGTTATTGAACGATACGTTGGATTTACGTAAAAAGAGTAATAGTCAAATGGTTGAACTATTACAACAGAAAAAATACGATACTTTAAATGATAGTTATCATTATTTGATTAAAATGCCTATGGATAGTGTGTGTAAAGAAAACGTAGACACATTAAATGAACAATTTAAAAAGAAGAAAGACCTTTTGGATGAATTAAACAAAACATCGAACGTAGACCTTTGGAAAAAAGAATTGTCCGAATTAAAAGAAATGCTTTAATTCAAGTGTATTATCATTACTCAAATAAGTCGGACGTTCCATTAATGTATGAATACTAGACGCGTCTCGTTTGTAATTTAAATAACCACTAATTTCTCCCAATATTTGTTGAGACGCATAATCCACTGCGCGATCGTTTAGTTCAGACACTTGTCCTTGTATATCTTGAAATTGAAAATTCGAATATTGTAAAAATATACTTCGCATAATAACCTTTAATTCATCCATATTTTGGTCATCGATTACATATTTTTTTTGAGACATTTCGTATACCTTTTTTTTAATGGATTGATGTACGTGTTCAATATTATCTTTATTGAAATATGTATTGGTCAATTGACTCGGTTGAAATATGTATTTGGTTGCGTTAAAGTAACTTGTTTTATCATCGATTGGAATATTATCTTGTAGAAACAATGGTGTACCTCCTTCTATATTTACTCTGCCAGACATTAATATATTATATTATTTTAATATAATGGAACAAACTAAAACAATATTTGTCTCTATGATTGTTATTTTGTTAGCAACTTTGGGAGCGGTCGCGTACATTTTAAAGAATAGTAAAAAAACATATGTCTACCCGCCACATATAAACGATTGTCCTGATTTTTATCAAAAAAATAACTCAGGTTATTGTTATGATAAATACGAAATAGGTCCTTATTCCAGTGAAGAAATTTGTAAGAGGGTTTTGTTTAAAGCGGAAAAAACAAATTGCGATAAAAAAAAATGGGCAACGGATTGTAAAGTATCTTGGGATGGTATTACAAATAATGACGGATTATGTATATAAACAAACGTCCATATATATGTAAATGGAATTATTAAAAGAATATATGTTAGACAAAAAAGATATTTATATTTTAGGTAGGTCTGGGATTGGAAAAACGCAAATGGTATTGAACTATTTCAAAGAATCACAAGAATACGATTTGAATTATTTATCGATACAACACATTTCATCTATGAACGATATTTATAAATACACGCATGGGTCGATTTTAACGCTTATGTATAAACAAGTCAAACAAAACGTGGTCGTCATTGATGATATCGATATTTTAAATAACAATGAAAAGAAAATACTAAATGAACTGATTAAGCAAATGAAAATATATAAAAAAAAAGAGACAAAACAATTTAAATTCATATTTATAGGTATCAATCAATATGATAAAAAAGTAAAGGAATTATTGAAGCTATGTAATAAAATACATTTTAAAAATGACACGTCTAAATACGAAAAAAATATACAAATTAATATAAAAAACGTCATAGAACAAAAAATAGAAGCCAATTGTATGGTGGAAAATGAAAAAGCAACTCAGTGTTTGATGTTTCACGAAAATATTATAAATCATTTAACGCCCAAAGATATAGATTTTTATTTGGAGTTTTTAAACAATTATTGTAATGGCGATTATTATGACCGTATTAGTTTTCAAAAGCAATTATGGTTATACAATGAAATGACGTATTATTTGAAAATGCTTCATAATTATTATTTGTATACACAAAGTACAATAACAATTAAGAACCAAAAAGAAGAATATAGATTTACAAAGGTATTGACAAAATATAGTAATGAATATAACAATCAAAAATTTGTAATAGACCTTTGTAATAGGTTTAATATATCAAAAAAACATTTGTGTGATATTGAACAAGACCAAGTAAATGTTACCGAATACAATCGTCTGATTAAATATTTAGAGTTCATTGGTTAAAGATTTAATTTTTTTTAATGTTTCTTCCAATGATGTGATTTTTTCTTTCAAAGCGTTGTTTTCATTGGTTTTTATTTTTAATACTTCAATGATTTCGTTCAATTGTAAAGGACGTTTTATTCCGTCTGCTTGGGTGATGATCACTTGTTGACTCTGTCCCTTGGCAGAAGCTTGTCTTTCTTCGTCACGACGTTTGATTTCAGCTAAAACGCCTGGTTTATTTTGAACATCCCCTGGTAAATATTCTTTTAAATCTTGTTCGATTGTTTTTGTATAAAAAAGCAATGTATTGGGGTCTTTTATAAAAGAGCTTGGTACTAAAGATGAATCATTACATACAGAACTATTTGTATCAATCAAACGCCTTTTATCGAACGTATTTTGTTCGTGTGAAATGACTAAAATGGTTTTCAACGGATTTAATTGAACAAACGGGATGGTATAATTTTTTAAAAATGATTTTTCTTCTGCTAATACAGCATGGTCTTCGTATTGAGTATCTTTTAATAATACTCGCTTAAACGCGAATGTTCCGGCCGTTCCGTGATTTGGACCATATGGACCGAATTTATACATTTTATTCATTCCATTGAACCACAAATAAATTTCACTTGAACCAGCACATAGCGCGGGTGATTTGGACAATGTTTCTACACTATGACTTACTCGACAAGGTGGATAATAATCGTCGTCGTCTATATAAATCACCATATCATTATCATTGGTAAATGTACATTGTTGATGCATAAAATTCCTTTTTTTACCTAACGACATCCTTTCTTCGGAATAAATATATTTCACAAAAGAAATATCTTTTACTAAGTCGCCAATTGGGTCTGTTCCATCGTCTACAATAATCCATTCCATCAATTCTTTTGGATAGTCTTGTTTTAAAATATTATCTACCATTTGTTTGATAAACGGTCTTCTATTAAACGTGGGTGTACATAAACTCACCCGAGTTTTTAGTGATTTCGTTTTTTTCTTACCCATTAATAATGATATTTATTTCTTTTTATGTTATATTTATCTTATAAAATAATAAAATACGGACATAATTACAATGGCAGCGGCTACATAATTAAAATCAAACAAATAATATACATATGTAATCAGAGACAAATTTAATAAAAAAAACCATAAAATAAATATATTTTTTTTAATTTCATTGAATAATGATATTATTCTTGGATATTCAGGATTACTCCATTTTGTAAACAATAGAAAGATTAAACAAAGACCTAACAACATAGCAAGAAATGAATATAAAGTAATTCTAGCAAAAATATTATATTCAAATTCTTCTGGTGGAAATATATTTTCGTTTCTAGAATAATTTATCAATATTCGGGACAAAATTATAATATACAAACTAATAAATAAGACAACAAATATAAAATATAGCCATCCTTTATTATTAAAAATGGATGTTATTTCACTTTTTTTTTGTTGTATCATTAAAGATAACCCTATAAAAACAGATAACAATGAATAGAATATTACAGGAACAAATAAAATAATGAAAAATCTATATTTTGATTCTTTTAAAATATAATTCCACCAATCTTTTATTTTATTACGACGAGATTCTTTCGGTGGTTGTATATTTAAATATGCCAAAAACAAAGACAAAAAATAAAATACAAAAAATAATATATATACTAGATAATTTTTAAAAAAATCTTGAAAAGAATGAGTGCTTATGTTGTTAAAAATCTTTATAGGTAGATAAACTAAATTTTTGATTAGTAATTCAAACAGACTGTCTGGTTTTTTTTCATTTACTTCATTTGTATCATCATTACTTTTCGTCAATGTAAAAAATAAAATAAGAATAGCAGTTATTACTATTAAAATTACAAATTCTTTAAAAACACCTGCTATAACAATGGAATATTTTTCATTTTCGCTTAATCCAGTTGTATAAATATTTTTTTTTGGCGTGTATTTTTTTGAATAGTTTGAGTACGTACTTTTTATATCATCATTCATATTATTATATATTATTATTATAATATGAATTTTTTAGTGTTGGTTTTGTTCGTGTTGTTGCTATTTTTTGTATATATGCGGGCGAAAGAAAATATGTTTACGCGCGCAAATTCTTATGATGTTTCGCAATATGAATCCAATGTATATCCGTGTATTAACGAGAGTAAACCAATGCCACATTTCCAGACATAAAACGAATCACATTATATCTTTCTTCAAACAAGGTTAAATCGTATGAATATTTATATATTTTAGTGGGGTCGACGTCAATATTACCTATTACATTACCTTCGTCGTCGCATATTGTATTGACTTGTTGTGTTTCGTCAAAATCCGGGGTTAAGGTTAAAATATCCATGACAACGTCTTTAAACTTGCCTAAATTCATAGCACCAGATGGCTGTATTTCGTAGGGACTTGTATTCAAAGCAAAACTATAACTATACAAACCGTCGTCTGAGTCACCTAAACATTTTTCATATTTTTCTAAATATCTATAAATATCTGACCCAAATTCGTTTTCTCTATATTTACCATCTAACAAAATGGATACTTGTTGTAATATATGTTTTACATTATTTGTATTTGGATATTGTGTAATGGCAAATGATTCGGTCATTCCGTCGTGAGGTAGTTCTTGGAAAGATAAATCTACGTTGGGTTTATCTTTGTATTTCCAATTGGTATAATTACTCCATTCGTTTCTTTCGTATACATCGGTTCTTCGTAAAAACCAAAACCAATTCGACACCAAGTTATTTGTCTCTATTTTTAGGCGTCGGGTTCCAACAATATGTTTATAATTGGTTTCTTTTACATCTAAGAATAAATGGGTTTGTTCGTTTGCCGCAAATACTTTAGTTTCTTCTTCGGACAAAAAAGCGTATGTCGCAATCAAATTTACATCGCTCGCCCATTGATTTGTTACATTTGTATAAATATTGTCACTAGGCGGTACTTGTAAAAACCGATGCATTTGATAAATAGCATTTCCAAAGTCTGGACGCATACGCTCATAAGGCATTTGAGTGACATTCATTATAGTACATAAATCACGAATAGGTTTAATTGTAACATCAATAATCAATTCATTGTATTGGAGACAAACCAATGGAAACGCCATTTTACTCGAATTGGAGAACCAAAAAGGTAAAGGTATATATAATTTACGACCGTATATAGAAGGTTCAGGCGGTTCGTCTGGATCATTGGTTATCGTATTTGGATAATATCCATTTCTATAATAAGCTGGGTCATTCAATTCCGGTACATTACCGGTCATTTTGTAATATTGACTTTTCTTATTGAATGCTTCATTACGTTCTATTCTATTTTTAATATAATCACCACTAAATTGCTGAAGGATTTGACCACCTGCCGACATAGTCACTTGGTCAATCATCAAAGAACCAATATGTTCAATCCATTTGAATTCATATGGATTTTTAGACCCTTCGTGATCATAAAACGGACTCCAAATATTGGGTAAAGTCACTACTAAATAAGTATTCATAATTAATTCTGCATATCTAGGTATTTTAAAAGTAAACTTAGAGCTTTCATTCAAATGTAATGTACGTTCTCCATTGAAATCAATACGATATTTTTGTAGTCCAAAATTAGTATATTTTGCGTATACACTTTTAAAAAACGTTTTAGTAGGATTACCATTCAATATAATGTTTTGATTTCCATAAGCTATAATATTTAATAATCCGCCAGGCATTACTTATAATTTAAATATATATTTATATTACATATGAACAATATATATGTAATATCAGTAACCTTTTTAGCATTTATCATTTTATATATATATGTAAATGTAAGCTCTAAACAACAAAAGTGTAATATTATAGATGATATGGACTATCCAGCATTAAGTGTACCTGATTTGTCAGGCATACCTATTAAAGATATTATATTTAAATCAGCATACAATTGTTGTTGTGTTGGTGGCATGAAAAACGATTATGTTTCTTTGTGTGCCTTAAAAAATTGTTATCGTGCCGGAGCCCGCGTGCTAGATATGCAAATTTTTTCTTTAAATAGTGAACCAGTAATATCCGCTTCTACAGTCAACCAAAACGAATATAAAGAATTATATAATTATTTGGGATTTTCAGAAACTATGAATCATATTAAAAATACATTTTTAAATACAAATATGAGTCCAAATAATAATGAGCTCTTATGTATAAATTTAAGAATTAATAGTAACAATAAAGCGTTATATAATAAAATATCAAACACGCTTATTGAAACATTCACAGACAGAGCACAAATGTTATTGCCAGGAGATATAGATATCAATAAAGATTTAAATACATATTCACTAAATGAATTGAAACATAAAATTATTATTATGGTAGATTTGAATGCTTCGCCACAATTTCGTGATTCTTTTGGGTCGACCGATTTAAGCCGTTTGGCATTAATTACTTTTGGAGATGGCTTTAAATATCATTCATTATATGCGAACGAGGCATCTTTACAATCTGGTGTAGAACTTTCGAGTATATATCCAAACAAGACGGCATATTCAAATAATTATGATTATGTAGATAAAGGAAAGCGAAATAAGTTTAACTTTATTTTTATGAATTTTCAGAAAAGAGATAATCATTTGACCAAATATTTGGATGATTTTAATAGTTTTTCATTTAAACAGGTTTATAATATGGAGTAATATATATGTCATATTTAAAAATATTGGAAAAGGCTATAGACGTTAATAAAAAATTGAGAAAAAAACAAAAGAGACAAATTGTAAACACGGAAACAATCGAAATATTAGAAGAATTTATAAAAAAAAATGGACTTGTTTGTTATGGGGGTATAGCGATTAATTCTATTTTGCCTAAATCCAAAAAAATATACAATAATCAATTGGATATACCCGACTATGATGTATTTTCGCCAAACGCGATGGAACACGCAAAAATGTTGGCATCGGTTTACGCCAATTTAGGATTTCCTAATGTAGAAGCTAAAAGTGCGATTTTTTTTGGAACCTATAAAGTATTTGTGAATTTTATCCCCGTCGCGGACATTACTCATTTATATGAACCAGTGTTCAATATTATTCAAAATAAATCTATTCTTAAAAATAATATTTTATTTTCACCGCCGAATTATTTAAGAATGAGTATATACCAAGAATTATCACGACCTTACGGAGATGTTACTCGTTGGAGTAAAGTGTATGAACGCCTTACTTTATTGAATGAAAATCATCCATTTTATTATGACGTAGATTTAACTCAAAATAACATGATATCAAATAAAGAAAATAAGTTTATTTATGAAAAAATAGTAAATATGTGCGTACAACAACAATACGTTTTGTTTGGAGACTTAGGACTTTCATTTTATAAACATTATTTTCCAAAAAAATACAAAAAAGAAATAGATATGAAAGAATTAAAACAAATTTATATATTAATTGAAGACCATAAGCAAGTGTTGAATGAATTGAATAAGCTAAATATAAAATACAATGTTATATCACATACAAAAGAATATAAATTTATAAATTCTTTTTATGAAATTGAAATAAATGGTCAATCGCTCATGTATATTTTTACTACAAATTCGTGTCAATCTTATAATATTATAAAAAGAGGAGGGGTAAACTTTTGTATAGCCACAATTGACACCATTTTAAGTATATATTACGCCATTGAATTTTTAAATGAAAGCAGTATTAATAATGATAACGTTTTATCGTATTGTTATTTGCTAGAAAATATACACAGTGATAATAAAACAAATATTTTAAGACGATTTTATATACCTTGCGTTGGAAAACAAACAATGATAGAAGATATACGAAAAGAAAGAGACGAAAAATATACAAAATATAAAAAAAATAAGAAAAGTCTAGAATATAGAAAATGGTTTCTAAAATATTATCCTAAAACTCGTAAGAAAGTTAAACCTTAAATTCATCCTTATTCTTGATCCCATTTAATAGGTCTTTTACTATATTTGGGTCTATTTCAGGATGGTTTAAGAAAAACAATGGTCTTACAGGGGTATATAATTTAAGAAATACATTCATTAACAATTTTACCGCCTGATTATCCATATAAATAAATGTGCCCAATAATTTATCTATGAATAAATTGTAATTATCGTAAAACACATTGAATATATCGCTATAATAGCTATTATTCATGATAGGGTTTAAATTGGTTAAATCAAAAAACATATAGTACTTGTTAATATTTGGGTCATTACCCATTTGAACAATCGTTTGACTAATTTCGTCTATAAAACCAAGCCATTTAAAATGGGTTAAAGGTGTTTTATGAATAACACATGATAATTTATAACAATTTTCCATTTTATGAATCTTGATTTCCGAAAAGGGTTCCATTATTCAATTATATTATCATTATTTATATTAAAATTATGTATTAATGTATTTGCGTTTTTATTATAAATTTCACCGCATAAATTAGAAGATTCATATATTTCTTTTAGCAGACCGCTTGGTGCCGTTGTTCCAAATTTAATAAGATTTTTAGTTTTTAAAATATTTTTTATAGTATTTAATTTTGCTTTTTTATATTCGTTTTTTTTGTCATTCATTTGTTTTCTTGTTTGATTACCTTTAATAAAAATACTAATTGTTTTGTTTTTTTTATTTTTTCCTAGTTTAAACGTTTTTTCGATGGATGAAATGGTTTTAGGCGGCGGCGACTGTGACTCTATTAAACATTGAGGTGTCGGTAAAATCTCCGTTTTGGGTTCTATATTTATTGGCATCACTTCAATATTACATTCTGGTTCTTTTTGTTTATTGGGCAATACTTTTAATGTATTATTTTTTTTCCATTCACGGTACGTTGGTTTATTACCTGATTTTAAATTACCATAAACAGGTTCGTTTATATCTTCAAAACTCTCTTTATTCAAACAAATATTTTTTTGGGTTTTCTTATGTTGTTTCAGCTTTTCAAGTAACATTTTTCGTATGGTTGACGTATTTATATTTATTTTTTCATCTTTCACTTTATTTGTTTTTTTTACATTTAAATCACTCGGTTTGACAACAATACTACGAATACTCATATAAAAAATGAATTATAAAAATATGATTATTTATACTCTTCAAAATTGAATTAAATACTAAAGTTTAAGTATACTAACTATGGAGCATTATAATGAAACAGACAGCTGGAGCGTAATTGAGTCGTATTTCAAAAATACACATTTACAACAATTAGTAAAACACCAAGTAGATTCATATAATGATTTTGTTCAAAACCAATTGATTAAAACGATAGAAATGTTCAATCCGTTGATCATTAAATCGCCACACGATTATTTGCCTGAATATAAAAAATATCGTTTAGAAGTAGAGATTAATTTCGTGAATTTATCGATTTATCGTCCAGAAATTCACGAAAACAATGGATCGTCTAAATTAATGTTTCCAAGCGACGCACGTCTTAGAAGTTTTACTTATTCATCTAATTTCACACTTGATATGAATATTAAATATACCATTCGAAAAGGCGCAAATTTAGAAAACGAAGAATTTAAGCACATTCATTTGTCTAAAATTCAATTTGGTAAAATTCCTATTATGCTTAATTCTTGTATATGTGTATTAAAACAATATCCACATATTCACCCCGACAACATAGATGAATGTAAAATGGACCCAGGAGGTTATTTTATCATAAATGGTTCAGAAAAAACTTGTTTAGGACAAGAGAAAACCGCAGACAATAAAGTATTTTGTTTCAAACAAAAACAATCAAATAAATGGCTCTGGACAGCGGAGTTTCGTTCTGTACCTGACTGGAAATGTATATCTCCTAAACAAATTTATATGATGCTTAATTCTAAATTATCCGCATATGGGCACGATATTTTAGTTCAATTACCACGACTAAAAAAACCGATACCTTTGTTCGTGTTGTTTCGTGCTCTAGGGATTGAAAGTGATAAAAAAATATGTAATATTATTCTTTTGAATAGTAATAAAGAAAGTAAATTATTAGAATACTTGAAAGCATCCATTTACGAAGGCGCTGAATATAACAATTACGAAGATGCTTTACAATATATTATTTCGAACGTGATTTATACCCCCATCAATATGGATAAAGACGAAGGACATAGGAAAAAGACCGAATTTGCGAAAGATGTTTTGTCTAATGACTTGTTTCCGCATTGTAAAACAAAAGAAGAGAAGATTTATTTATTAGGATTTATGACAAAGAAAATAATTCTTGCGTATAGTGGTATCGAAAAACAAACAGACCGCGATTCGTATGAAAATAAAAGGGTAGAATTAACAGGGACCTTGTTGAATAACTTGTTTCGTAATTATTTCAATAAAGTAGTAAAAGATATACAAAAACAAGTCATTCGCGAAATCAACAATGGTTCTTGGAAATCAAGCGAAGATTATTTTAACATCATTACTTTAACCAATATTTATAAAATTGTGAAATCAACCACCATTGAAAACGGATTAAAGCGCGCGTTATCCACCGGTGATTTTGGTATAAAAAGTATGAATACAAACAAAGTTGGGGTAGCCCAAGTGTTAAACCGTCTAACCTATCTTTCTACATTAAGTCATTTACGTAGGGTAAATACCCCGATCGATAAAAGTGGTAAACTCGTAGAACCACGTAAATTACACGGGTCTACGTGGGGATTTTTATGTCCAGCTGAAACACCCGAAGGTCAATCCGTCGGGGTCGTTAAAAACATTAGTTATATGACCAACGTGTCTACGTATTCAGACAGTACACCCATATATGAATTTATCAAACCTTATTTATATCCATTAGACCATTATGAAACCGAAGATTTTTACGATAAAGTAAAAGTATTTGTAAATGGGCGATGGATAGGTATTACACACAATCCTATTACACTATTTAAAGATTTAAAACAAAAAAAACATAATGGAATGATACACATTTATTGTTCTATTGTGTTTAATTATCAAAATAAAGAAATCTATGTATGTAATGATTGCGGCCGTTTAGTGCGTCCTTTGTTTAAAGTTAAAAATAATAAAATATTACTGACAAACAATACGATTCAACGCCTAAAAGAAGATGAATTGTCGTGGAGAGACTTGCTTTTACCCTTAAATATAGATGAATCTATTATTGAATATATTGATTCGGCAGAACAAAATAATTCTATGATTTGTATGAAACCAAACCAGTTCAAAGAAGAATATAATTATACTCATTGTGAAATTCATCCAAGTACTATATTTGGAGTATTGGCGTCATGTATTCCGTTTCCTCAACATAACCAATCGCCTAGAAATACATATCAATGTGCCATGGGTAAACAAGCCATTGGTATTTATGTATCGAATTTTAACAAAAGAATGGATAAAACAGCTTACATATTAAATTATACAATGCGCCCTTTGGTAGAAACGCGCGTTATGAATATGATGAAATTAAATCAACTACCATGTGGTAATCAAGTGATAGTCGCGATTATGACACATGGTGGATACAATCAAGAAGATAGTTTATTGTTTAATCGTGGTAGTTTAGACCGTGGATTATTTCACGCGACAATTTACCATACTGAAAAAGACGAAGATAAAAAAATAAATGGCGAAGAAGAACTTCGTGTTAAACCAAACCCAAATATTACACGAAATATGAAATTTGGTAATTACGATAAAATCAACAAACAAGGAGTAATTGATGAAAATGAATTGATTGAAGACAAAGACATTATTATATCTAAAGTAGTTGTCATAAAAGAAAATAAAAACGATAATACAAAATTAATCAAATACGAAGATCAAAGTAAATCATATAGAACGACAGAAGAATGTTATGTAGACAAAAACTATATTGACCGAAACGGCGACGGGCATACGTTTTGTAAAGTAAGGGTCCGTTCTACGAGAAAACCCAATATTGGAGATAAGTTTAGCAGTAGACACGGACAAAAAGGTACCATTGGTAATATTATTAACGAAGAAGATATGCCTTATACAAAAGATGGACTTCGTCCGGATATTATTATCAATCCACATGCGATCCCATCTAGAATGACGATCGCTCAATTAAAAGAAACCTTAATTGGTAAATTGCTTTTAAAATTAGGATTATTTGGCGATGGTACCAGTTTTGGTGAAATGGATATGGAAGAAGTCTTTAAGGAATTAAAAAAACATGATTACGAATCACGTGGTAATGAATTGTTGTACGATGGAAAAACAGGCGAACAAATCGAAACATCTATATTCATAGGTCCTGTTTATTATCAAAGATTAAAGCATATGGTAAATGATAAACAACATAGTCGTTGTATTGGTCCAATGGTAAATCTTACACGTCAACCAGCAGAAGGAAGGAGTCGTGATGGTGGTTTAAGATTTGGTGAAATGGAGCGGGATTGTATGATTTCGCACGGAGCCTCTAAATTTACAAAAGAACGTATTTATGATGTATCAGACAAATATGCGGTTAATGTCTGTAAAAAATGCGGTATGATTGCGGTTTATAATGATAAAGAACATATTCATTTATGTAATGTATGTGAAAATAGAACGGACTTTTCCAATGTTAAAATTCCTTATAGTTGTAAATTATTATTTCAAGAATTAATTACAATGAATATTGTTCCGAGAATTATGACATAAGATAAATATTATGTATATATATAATGAGTTATTTAGGAGGAACCATACATGGAAAAAGAACGGAAGTAGGATTTCAAAGCACTTTGGTTGGTTCTGAAGTTGCTATGAAACGAAGATTATTAAGAAAATCATTTAGAACCAACCAAGTAAAAACAAACGACGGTACTTTGGTCGGAAAATCCACATCAGGACCATTCCGAACAGCATTCCATCTCGGAGATGGTTTGTCGAGACAAAATCAATCATGTGGAGGTGTCAATCAAGTCAACGGAACACACGTCAACCGAACAAAATTAGGGGGCAGTGTAGGACAAAATTCTTGTAATGTGAATACATTAGGATTTACGCCATTAGAAGTACCCCTTGAAAGCGGAAATCAAAAATATGTCTCTGAATCTTCTACTTACACAAGATTCAAACATTTAGAAGGTGTAAATTTGAACTACAACGATACGACCTTTGGTGGCGGCGATAATAATACTATATATACAGCATTAAATCGTGTTAGAAAATAAATTTATATATAAATGAACATTGGTTTTAAAACCCCTATTCAACAAAATGAACCAAGTATGGAAAC